GGCAGCGAGTTGTAAAACTCATCGAATTCTGTACTTCTTATCATAGTTCTCATGTTGCAAATGTAATACATTTATTACATTTTACAAAGCAAATGCCAAAAAAGTTTGCGGAAGAGAGGAAAATCAGCGATGCGAAGCCAATTATTTTTCTGGAGGGAGTGCAGTTTACCGTCTGCCCATTATAATGATTCCTAAAAAATATCCCTCCAAAGATAGAAACGGAAACAGCGTACGTTTAGGCTATCAAGTTATAGACCTATCTGCACGCTGTTCTTTTTGTGGTTTATTACTTTTCCGTCAGTCGTTTGTTTCCGTTGCCGATAGCGTCCATTGTACAGACGTGAAAGGGGAAAGGTTTTCGGGCTGAATACTCTCCGTAGGAGGAAGATTCAGCCCGAAACGGCTTGCCGCTTGACCTTTTCACTTTCAGAAGAGTCTGTACTAACTTAATGGACAGCAACGGGAATAAGCGACTGACGGTATAAATCCTATACTTGTACCATAGAATTTCTTTTCTCCATCAATCTATCCATATCCTCCGAAATCTTATCATCGGTTACTTTGGCATATCCCTGGGTAGTACGAATATTGGTGTGCCCCATCATTTTAGCGATACTCTCCATTGGAACACCTGTCGAGACAAGGAGCGTTCCGAATGTGTGCCTCGATTGATGGTAGGACAAGTTATGCTTGAATTGGTGTGCAAACCCCAATTCGTGTATCTCGAACCAAATCATATCCCTACAAGGCAATGGAAATATCGGCTTGCTGTCATCTGTAGTATTGTATAGCGACAGTATTTGTTCTGCTATCGGATGCAATGGAATAAATGCCTCTACATCTGTTTTCTTACGGTATGTTCTAATGTATTTGCGTCCTTCTGCTGTTGTTCCTATGTGATGAGGATATAATCGTTGCACATCCACATACGCTAAGCCACAAAAACAAGAGAAAATAAATGTCCGTCTTGCCAACTCCTGCAATGGATCAAGTTTTGGATGGTTCATAATATCCTGCAATTGACTTTTGCTTATGTACATCAATCTCTTGGGAGGCTTCTTCTCATACTGGACATCTTCTAATGGATTGAAACGCAAGATACCATTGTCCACAGCCAAATAGACTAATCGTTTCAGCCAACACAAACAATGGTTCCTGTATGATGGCTTATGTGGGTAATTCATCTTCATATAGAGTACAAAGTTGTTACCAAACTCCTCAGTTATATCCGTAAATAGCATATCCTCTTTGCCCAACGAATTAATATACTCACGCAAATAGTGTTGGTACATCTTTGATTGGCGATATGTAGATGTGGAGTCAATCTGTACGGAACGGATTTTAAGGTTTTCCCTTTCAACCTCACCGGCTTGCAATATGTATTTTGGAATATCTGAAACACCCGTAATGGCATTCTTTAGCAATTCGGCAGTAATAACACCGTTCACCTTTAATAGGCTGTTGTAAGTGTCATCAATACGATTCTTATAGTCATTGAGCATACCATTGATTCTACTATTCTTTGTTTCGCCTTTCTTGCTGTTCCATTCATCAGGAGTGCAATAAAGCCCTGTCGCCAACACCGCAGCTTTGCCATCAATGGTTACTCGGCACATAATGGAGGTTGTTCCATCAGCTTTAATCTTGCTGCGATTGATATAATATAGTTGTTTATATGTACTTCTCATAATTCAAACTGTTTGTGGGTTATAAAACTAATGTCATATCACTTGTTGCCTTGATGAATATATCCATATCATCGAACAACTTCTTAGGTGTTACCTTAGCATAAAGTTGAGTAGTGGTAAGGTTGGTATGCCCAAGCATTTTGCTGATTGTTTCAATGGGAACACCTGCTTCAAGCGTAATCAGACTTCCGAAGGTATGACGCCCCATGTGATAGACCAAATCAGTCTTAATCCCAGCTAAATCCCTAAGTCCTTTCATATGCCTTCGCAGATTAGGGTGGTGTATCATCGGGAATAATTCCTTGCGCTCATTACTGCGATATTTCTCTATCAGAGCAATAGCTTCAGGCAATAGTTTTACTCTACCCAAATGCTCATTCTTCTTTCGCAGATATTTCAGCCATAATGCACCATTATCGTCAGTATATATGTTATCATCAGTTATTGAAACAGCATCGGCATAAGGGACGCCTGTATAGCAAGCAAAAAGAAACAAATCCCTTGCGATATTATGCGTTACTCTTGATGCAGGAATTTTCAAATCTCGAATTTTCTCAAAGTCCTCTCGGCTCAATGCACGCGGTGCTTTCCTATTCTCTTTTGGCAGTTTGAAATTTACGAAATAGCGTTTCTCTGCATGTCCCTCTTTGAAAGCCAGTCGGCAAATCTTTTTGAGTATGGCCAGATAATGCCTTGCCGTATCAACAGCAAGACCTTTATCCTTCAAGACATACTCCTGAAACTCATATGCCAAATGCTCATTCAACTGCCCGAAAGCCAAATCATCAACCTTGAGACGCTTCTTGATAAACTCCCCAAGATATCTGCGTGTATAGATATAGGTTGACATCGATGATTTGGCAACATCAACACCGATTCTCGACTGCATATCCTCAATATGAATATCCAATCGTCTGAGAAGTGTCATTTGAGTATCAACACTTCCTTGAAAAGCCTCTTTAACTGCGGTTGCATCAAAATCAATCTTGCGCTCCAAAAGAGAATCGAATGCCGAGTTTATGGCAAGCAGTAGCTTGTCAATCTTGGCATTGATTTCAACAGCCTCCTTGCTTTTGCCATTGAGTCGGCTCTCGCGAGGATTCCATAGTTCGGGAGTACAGGAGAGTTTGCTGCTGAACTGCGCTATCGTTCGGTTTACGGTAATGCGTCCCATGATGGGAGCCTTACCCGACTTGTCTAATCCGCTCCTTTTGAGGTAGAGCAACACCTTGAATTTTTCTACTTTCATACGCTTATATTTTTGGTTGCTAAGTTAGCCCATATATAAGCGTTCTTTGCTATGCAAAATGATGACAATCAACGCAATGTGATGCTGTTGCAGATTATTTTGTTACCTGTCGGCTTTCGGTAACAGCCAAGCTAACGATTTGGTAACTTAACTCCTGCTCAAAACCGTTATTTCTTGCGTTGTATGCACTATGTAAGAAAATCAGTTTTTGCTGTTTTCCAACCATTTACGTTTGCCTTATTCAATTCCGAAATCGTTTGCTTTGCTACTTGCTTTCCACTGCTTCAGGCATTCCTATGCGGTCATCCAAATCTCTTTAGGCACAGATATTTACACCGTATCGAAGATGCTGACGCATAAGAATGTTACCACCACACAGATTTATGCCGACCTTGTGAACTCCAAGAAGCGCGAAACAGCCAACAAGATTTCGTTAAAGTAGGGAGAAAACCGCCAAGAGGTAGGGGAAAAACTCTGGAAAAGTAGGGAGAAAACGCCATAATTACTATCTGCATCATTCAACGATGAGTGATGCAGATTTTATTTTAAGATAATACAAGGCGTAGAGCTATGTGCTATACTATAATGTAATGACGAGAGTTGGCTTGAGTTGTCGAATGGGGCAAAGACGACTTCCGATGCGAGGTCGGCAGTGAGCCAATTACGGGTTTGAGAGTTGGAGAATGAGGGGCGCGATTGGTCTCGAAACGATACGAACAACACCCTATTGCTATCATAAGCTGCTTGTAGGTGCGTTGGGATTTTGCGGTATAGTGAACGCCCCAAAGCGACCACAACAGAACATCCATTGGCGAGCAAAACATCAAGCACAGCCTGCTCGATTGGAGAGTGAAAACCGCTAATTACAATCTTATCAGTTTGAGCAATTTCGTGCGCCCACCGCTTGGCAAGGTCAAGTGCCTCAGGCGGTGCTGTACGGGATGCGAAGAAAGCAACCAAATATCTATCCAACAACTCCTTGTTACCAGATAAGTCCATAAAAAAGCGCAGGCCACTGCATTAACTTATCCCGTACTCAGGCCTTGGCTGCCCACAAAACGAATAAGCAACACAGACA